ATTTTGTTCCACGTTCAACGTACCTTTCTTTCTATATCTGACACAATATTATTGTAGATATCACTAAGTTCTTTTTCATTGAAATTCATTGTGCCCTCGTTTAATCTATTTGCAAGAACACTGTCTAGTCCGGTAATCCGTATAGGACTATATTTTTTCGTACCTGGCTTTTCAATAATATTGAACCAACCCGGATATGATGTGTTTACTGGAAATGTACTGCCTATAATTATAGTGCCGGGTTTACCTAGGGCGCGGGCCATATGCTGACCAACACTATCCACGCCCACAAAGTAGTCTGAATGCTGTATTAACGCAGCCCACTGACGTAGGTCGCAGGTGTAGTTGGCGGCAAATTTATCATCCTTTTGATGAAACTGCTGTTCACCAAAAAATATTAAATTGTAACGTACTGCAAGTTTTCTACCCAGGTGTAAGTATGCCCTTGGATCAAGGCTCCTACTCTCCTCATCAATTACCTCCTCACGTTCAATCTTTGCTCCACGACCAAATGGCTGAAATACAATTGTTTTTGGCTTTTTCTGGGCATTCTTTAGGTCAATAATAGCATTGCGGGCAATAGTATCTTCTGCCTTACTAAAGACCATACTTGGTAAACCAAGATCACTATGATCTGTTGTAAGATTTATTTCCCTGTCAAATGCCTGTGCCAGACTAATCTCCTGCCTGAAATAGGCAGGACAACGATATGGTTCGGGTGTAATTATTTTATCTGCACCACGTACTACGTTATCAAATACACCCTTTGTGTCTACCCCATATGTTCTATCCTGTAACTCTGGGATACCCCAGTACAGGTAGTCCCATGCAGGCACAAGAACTGCCCAATCAGCATCTGGGTTTAGTCTTGCGAATTTTTTTAGTGCGGGTATAGCAGTAATAACTCTGCCAGCACCACCATCAATATAAAATATTATTTTAGCCATGTTTTATTTAAATCATCCACGTATGTAACTTATTTTTCTACCCATCTGGCCTACCTCTATCACCTTAAAGCCCACTGACAGTAATCTGGTATGTAGTTCAAAGTGTGGGTACGTAGCAACGTCATCAAAAACAAAAACAGACCCGGCCATTGTTCTAGGTATAAAAAAATCTAATTCAGTATGTAGACTTTTTACATCATGTGGACCATCAAAAAATACAAGGGCATACCTATTCTCTACTGTCTTAAATCCATTGTATACTGGCACACCGTCACCAAAACGTTTAAAAAATTCCGTATCCTCTAGATTAAAGAAGATAACGTTTACTGGTTTGTTCATAGCATACCGATATACTTCAGATATACCCTCATTCTTCATACTATTAGTGTAGTCCAATCTGGTACGTACACCTTCTGATGCATTGTATTCTATGTTACCGTAGGGATCAATACCCACCACGGTGCGTCCAGGAGAATATGTTGACGCTGCATCAATTATCCACTGTAAACTTCCACCACGCCTTACTCCGATCTCACAGAATAACCCCTGTATTTTACCAGCAGTGCATGCTGCCCTATATAGAACATCATAGTCAAGGCTATCGCCGGGTAGAATTTGATTATTGGGTGCTGCTTGTTCTTCCACAATCATCTCCCCAAGACTGTCTGGGTAGCCCATTGCTTGATCGCAGTGTATACTCCAGCCATATCATCATCCGTATCCAACTCCATACCTCTAACATGTATATTGGATGGTGTAATTTTTAATACCTCCTGTTCGCCAATAAAAAATACCAGGGATTCTGGTTCAGGAGTAAGCACTAGTACCGGAGTGTTTTTATTTTGTAGAAATGTATACATGGATATATTCTATCCCTTATTACTCGACTAGTCAAACGTTTTGGTTATGGATTAGATGGTAGCATACTCATCCGTATGTTCAGCCACCAGTCAGTAAAGTTACCAGTATACTTCTTACCACCAATGTGATTACAGCATATTGTTGTATCTAACCAAATCTTGAAGCCTGCCCTGCTAAGTTTCATAAAAGCATTTATATCCTCGCTTATCAGGACATTATTTTCAGCTACAACATCAAATACTAGACGGCGTTCCTTATCATCTTTTGGATCTATGTACGATTTACTACTATCCCAGAGGGCCCTTAGTGCCCTGGCTGACATTTTTACAAAACCTGTACCCAGAGCATCTACCTCCATCATTCTGGTTGCAGGATCTATTTTATGGGGTGTCGTCTGCCTTAATACGTATGTTGGTACATCACTCTTCTTTGGATATGTGCCACCCACAACGTCCTCTGGGATCTCCAGTAGTCTATAAAACCATGATGGTTTCCACTCTATATCACTATCAATCCATATCAGATCATCGACACCCATCTCTAGTGCTAGGTGTACAGTATCGTTCCTTGCACGTTGAATAAGTGCATCGAAACTAACCCATATTGGTATGATTTCAACATCATGCTGCTGTGCAAGTTTCAATGTCTCCATTAAACTATTAACATACCATACATCCAATCTACCATCATAGCACGGTGTGCCAATCATTACTTTACGCATATTTCTTCCAATAAGTTTGTCCATTCAATACGCCTGGTGTTCCAGGAGTACACCCTATTAAACCATTCTGCCTGTTCACGCAGTACACTATAATTTTGCCAGTATGCATCAATAGAGGCACCCAGTGCACCTGCATATTCCTTGACCAGTTCTGGCCCAACTGGAGTGTATGTAGCCCACTGACCGCATGTTTCTGATAGTGCTCCTAGGTCAGTGGTGACAATTTTTAACCCTGCTGCGCCCGCCTCAATCGCTGACAGACAACTTGTTTCCCTGAATATACTGGGGTAGGCAAGTATATGTGATCCGCTACATGCCCGTACTACTGCTTTATTAGCAACATAGCCACGATAATTTACACCGGGAGTTTGACGGCACCTATTGAACAGCCAGTCGTAACCACGTGGCATAAATGATGTACCGTATATCACAGTGCTGCTGTATACATCCAACTCCACATCACTCCTACCCATCATGGTGTAACTATCTAATAGTACCTCTAATCCACGCCAGGGTGTACTTGTATATAACAGTTTTAGTTTTTCTTTCCTAGGTTTTTCTACCCAATCAATAGTATCTATAGCATTTAGTAGTACAGTGCATCTACTCCGTGGTATAGAGAACTTTGATATAAACTCCTCCATCTGCCAGTTGCTTACAAAAACTATACGATCAAGTGCATCAATAAATTCACTATTAGCAAAACCAGAGGAATTGTCCTGATCAGTATATAGGTGGTGCCACAGTACGTTTGGTAGATCTGATCGTAAATTTTCCATACCAGTTCTACTAGTTATAAGGTTGACACGCGCCAGTAGCCTCCTATCTACATAACTTGCGAGTTTCTCCAGCAGTATTTCAGTTCCACCACGTGGACCCATATTAGACCCAGTTACCAGATACGTTAATGAAATTATCACGCAGGGCAGTTACTACTTCTTCTGGCGTTACCCACACACTGTCATTTGCCTCACACTGTTCCCATAACCAGAATTGCCGTTCACGGAGATTGGCTCTGTCCTTCAATAGATTAACATTCTCTGGATGTCCAAAGATATTAGGATCACTCTGTCCAAAAATTGCTATTCCACGCCTACCTACACTCCAGCCAAGGTGCTGACCAAAACTATCTACCCCTATCCAGGTGTCACACTCATGCACTAGTCGTATAAGTTCACCATAGGGTAAACCTGGACGAAAGTCAGGTACCAACTGTTCCTCACCGCCACCGCCAACCTGTATAATAGTGTGCCCATCAGCGGTCAGCATATTAATTAATTCAGGCCAGTATGGATAATTTTTTGGGTGTTTCTTGCCGTTACGCATTGTTTTGGCCCACGGAAATATCAGTATTTTCATCTTTGATCACCCACATACATTTTACGAAAAGCATCCTCTAGGCTGCTTTTCCAGCCCCATTCATCCATCTTCCTGTAAATATTATAGCCATCGATACTACCAAACAGTGTCTTTGCCTCTGCTATGCTTCTACCAGGAACAATCTCTGGGTAGCAGCTAAAAATCACAGGATTATGTATTTCTGGCAACACTTTGTTGAAAACAACGTGATCGCCCATTCCACAATCAAGTACTACAACTGTGCTATCCTTTAACTCAAGTATATTCCGGAATATTCGATCATCGTTATCGAACATCTCCTTACCCTCTGTCCGTACACCACCCTCCTTGTTCCGTAGATGCCAGGTGTTTGCTTCTGGAACAACAAGTATCCTGTAGCCACGCTGCTTTAGCCCATAGGTAAACAGTGTTTCTTCCCTAAACGCTGCACGGCTTAGTCCTAGGTTATAATCTACTATTCCAGCACGGTATAGAAAACTACAATGTAGGTGGTCAACCTCCTTTAGTTCCCTTATATAATCCCACTGTATACTTGGTTCAGAACTAATATTTTCTATTAGTCCTGTAACACCACTAAGTGGCGGGAATGGTGGTGTAAGTATAGCGCCGCCAACTGCACCAACACTATCATCAACATATGAGAGTAGCGTTTCTAGTACATGCGGTTCTGCAATGCAGTCATCATCTATCCTCCACACAAAATCATAGCCTGATGTATTAGCCATCTGGTGATTCCATACCTGACCCTTGCGCTGGGCCCATACCCACTCCCACGTTATACCACGAAAATTCATGATATCGTATAGATATTGATATAGTTGCACCTCACGCATATCACGTGGCGGATCATTATCATCATAGATAACTAACTTGTCAACCTTACGTGTTTGCATGATAACACTCTGGATTGCAAGTGGTAGGGTAGTATCATATCTACCCTTGGTTGATATAGAACAGAGTACCCTCATAGTGGTTTTTCCGCCTCTACCCTTAGGTTACTTTCTGGGTGTGGTATTTTTTCGTCCATGAAAACAATGTTAGTGAATCCGGCATTTGTTAGGTGATCCCAGAGGCTCTGTGGCCACCAACCAAATAGGTGTGGACTTGTTATATTACTTGCGTCCCCAACTCCAGTAGTGTTAACACTACCATATATGGCATTAAGTATTCCGTACCGTTCCCCCGTTGATGCGTTCACGAAACGTTTACAAAGTTGCTCAATGTCTGGCATCTCCATAATCAACTTTCCACCCGGTTTTAGTACCCTACACCAGTCCTTTAATATATCAAGTGCCTTATATGGATTAAGGTGTTCGAATACATGGCTGGCAAGTATCTCCGATACTGATCCATCATCAAAGTCTAGTTTGGTAATATCCATATGGATGTGTGCGCGGCTATCGTATAGATCAACACTGAGGTATCCTCCATACTCTATCCCACCACTACCTAAGTTCAATTTAATATCCTTGTTGTAGCGTTTGCAATTTATTAGACCGTTACGCTTAACTATTACCTTACTGTATTCATCTATATCCCTGAATGTTCTGTTGTCCTTGTGCCAGATTGGGAACTGTCCAACATTAGTTCCAACCTCTGGGCTAAATTTGGTTTCTGTAATGCAAACAGACCTGTAACCTGCACGATTCGCCCGCACAGTAAAATCTATATCTTCGCCGCCGCCGGGGGTAAAGATTTCATCCAGTAGACCTATTTCATTGAATAGGCTGCGTTTTACCATCACACAGAAGAATATCAGAACATTACTACCGGCATAACGATCATACAGTTGCAGTGGTCCAGATAATCCAGCATCCTGCTCCTCCAGTGGATCCCGTAACATATCTAGCCACTGATCCCTTGGCTGCTCTAGTAGTACAGTGTCATTGTTTAATAGCACAATGTATTCACCGGATGACGCCCTGATACCCATATTAGTTGCGCGTGTGTAGCCT